GTGTGATACTTGCCAATTTTCTAAAACTTGGTTTCCTTGTTTTACCCATCTGAATCTTACTGCCATCGGATCATTAGGATCAAAACCCTCCTCTCTTTCAATTTCTGATATCGGTAAAGGAAAAGCATTGATTACACCATGCTTTGGATGTACATCGTTAAATAAGAAGCAGTCACCGTACTTGACTAAGTTTCTAACCCAAGAAGACATGTTAAACTCTACGTTAAGAGTATCATAAAACAATTCATTAAGAATTTGCTGTATTTTTGAATTATCAGAATAAATATGTAGAGTTTTTCCACTTTCGTCAGCTGATACTGACTCTTCAGAATATATGTCTAGCGCAGATGCAATTTCAGGAGTATACTCCATTTCAGAAAAATCAGAGTATCTTGCCATTCTATCATATGAACCATATGCAGACATTGCGTTACTATACACAGTTGATTGATTTTTTCTAAATGATTCAAAAGCAGAAGAAGTATATCCTTTATCCGTATTCTTAAGAACACTTCGCTTTACAACAGGTCCGCTTCTAAAAAGCCTGGTGAGTCTTTGGAATAAGTTTCGATCTTTATTTGCCATTTTATTTTTCCTTTTCTATAAAAGCCATTTGTTTTGCTTATTTAACTGGTTTTGACGATTTTTTGCGTTTGCACTGAAAAATCTTGGTCCAGCAGATCTATTTTCCTTTGAGTTTCCACTAAAAAGTCTTACAGGATCAGATATTACGTCAGGCGTATCTTCAAAGGGTTTTGTTGATCGCTTCATTGCTGACAGCATTGCATTGTTCAATTCTTTTGAATTTTTACTATAATCAGCTGATGCGTCATACAACCATGTACCAATTGCAAGACTCATAACTAAGTCATCATTATAACCTCTTCTTGCTGAAGCCCTTCCATTAGTATTAACTGCAAACACTTTTAATTCCTCATAAAACCTACTAGAGTATACTGCGAGTTGCTTGTTTCTTAAAACTTCTTCTAATTTTGTGAGAATTGTACCTCTTGTCTTTCCATTTGTATTAAAACCGGCTACGTCAGGTGTCTGTTGGGGTACATAACCACCAATGTATGCGCCTTTTCTTTTTCTATAATAAAGCCTAGGATAATTTAGTTCTTGCAGTTTTAAGATCGTGGCATATCCGTAACTATTATTCTCAGGACAAACTAAAGCTTTGTTGTACTTTATTCCGTATTCATTAATTAATTCAGCAAAAGTATCAGGCCTTATCTTACCTTTATACTCAGCAACTACTTCTGAGCTATTTACATCTATTACATGAAAAGTAGAAAAATCCTTAGCATCACCTCTAGCTACGTCAGCTGATATTACGTATTCGTTTTCTGTTAGCGGCTGTTTCCAGATCCACACGTTGTTATCTGGGCCTTCTCTCATTCGTGGGGGTGTAACAATACTTCCTAACCACTCAATGGTCACAGTGTCTAAATACGTTTCCCCAGAGATGGAAAAATCACATAAGTACTCCTGTGCGATTTGTCTTTTTGACATGTTTGCTGTTGTTCTTGCAAACCAGTCTTCGCCTCGTTCTGGGTGTACATCCCACATAAGCTTTATTGGATTAAACTCATTTACACCCGCTTCTGCTTCTGTATAGAGTTTGTGATACTGGCCACCAACACCATTTGGAGTTGATAAAATAATAACGTTACCACCTGTTGAAATTGTTGGATAGATACCTGTCCAAATGGTGTCAAAGTTTCGTACAAAAGCCGCTTCATCAATAATTAATAAAGAAAGAGCCTCAGAACGACCAGCGTCATCTGAAGTAGGGATTGCTTTTATCTGTGATCCGTGACTAAACATTATCTCTTGTTTGTTGTTAGAGACAATGTCAGGAAGTAGCAGCCATTTTGGTAAAGACTTGATCATGGTCTTTACTTTAATTATAAAGTTTTGAGCAACCTTTAGTTTTGTGGCAATAATAAGAATATTTTTTTCTTTCTTAAATATTGCCATCCAAACTGAATATGCTGCTGTCAACGTAGAGATACCTAACTGCCTAGACTTCAATATAATGTTAAATCTATGATCATTGAATTCATCAACACAATCTTCTTGAAATGGAAACATATCAAAAGGGATTAATCCTTTTTTAGGGTGTTGAATTTTTACATAGTTCTTAAAAAAGTAATTTGGATCTTTACCACACTTTATTATTTCTGCTACTTGAGCTTTTTTAGCAAGTTTTGCCATCAACTAACCTCAAAGAAAGCTCGTCTATATATATAAGCTTGTCTTGTCTCAGCATAGTGATTAATCATTTGTACGTCAGTAGATCTTCTATTTTTGTCTTCTTTTGTCTTGAGCGCTCGACCAGCAAATTCTTTCTTTTTAAAATCGCGCTTAAGATTAGACATGTATTTGTTTATGTACTGATTCAGTTCATCTTCTGTATTGCTAATTACTTGATGTTGCTGACCATGGGGACCTAGGTTGACTATGGCCAAAGATGTCACACAAAGATTACTTCCTTGCAACGAAGCTTTTGTTGCAACTGATGATGCGTTACCAGATCCGACAGGTGTATAGCCTAGACCCATTCCAGGTGTGTTGCTTTTACTGTTAGTACTACTCTTGCCAAATGTATCATTAGTCAAATTTCCTAAAATATTTACTTCCTCAAAGCTTAAAGACATTATTTTTTCTCCTTGTTGGTTTTTTGTTTATAAAGTTTACGTCTTATAGATATATAACTGTTTAAAACAGATTTTTTTGGTCGCCAACCATTTTTCCATGCTTCTTTTCTAGACTCAGCAAATTCAAGATAACACCTGTGACAACAATCATAACTATTACTCATTTCAAAGTCTTTCTTTTCAACTAGCGGGTAATCACAAAGATCACAGTAAAAACTTTCTTTTTTATCTTCTCCAATTACCTTTAAATTACGGGTTAAAGACATAAGAATCTACTCCTTTTCTCATGATATCAATGTTATTGTCAACGATATCTTTGATTGCATCAATATGGGATATCACTAAAATATTTTTAAAGTATTTTTTAAGTGATTGTAGTAGTTTACCACAAGCTTCTAGATTTGTTTCATCTAGAGCACCAAAACCTTCATCAATCATTAACATATTAGTCTTTGGTAGGGATGAAACATTAATCAATGCAACTCTAATTGCTAACGATGCCATCATTTTTTCCATGCCGGATCCTAACTCAACAATTCGCTTACTATCTCCGTAATTTATGTAGATATCCATGGAATTTTTATCTAAATCTGCCTCTAACTCAACAGTAAAACCAACCACACCTTTAAGTATCTTAGATATTTCTGAGTTAATTTGAGGTAGCATTGAATGGATGATTTGTACGGGTATACCTTTGTGAGACGTTGCTTGCAAAAATAAGTCATAAACTCTAAGGGACTTACTTATTTTTTCAAATTCTTTCTTTTGTTTAACAAGCATGTTCTTTTCTGCTTTTTCTTTTGCTAACTTATTAATTAATTTAGTTCTTTCATTGTCTAATTGTTTTATTTGCAAGTTAGTTTTTTTAATTTTACTCTCTAAGAGTAATTGACCACTGTTAGAGTCTTGATTATCAAACTTTTCTTTTAGATCGATGTATATTGTTTCAAGCACAGGGATCTTTGGCTTTTTATTTTCTATATCTTTTTCATAGCTATTAATCTCAACTAAAGTGTTCGAAATAGAAGCTACTAATGTTGCTTTTTTTCTAACGATCGTATTAAACTTATCAAGCTGATTATCGTAATCTTCTTTACCTAGCTTTTTAAATGCTGTCCTAAGATCATCAACTTTAATTTTGATTGCCGTTACTTTGTCTCTTTGATTTTCTAATTTTCTTTTGTTAGAGTGTGATTCTTTAATAAACTTGCAGCTTGGAAACATGTCGCCACACGGAACTTCTTTTAATCTTTCTACAGACTTTTCAATAATCGTAAGCTCTCGTCTTTCCATTTTTAATTCGCCGTGCATAGAACTTAATAGTTTATCAATTTCTTTTTGTGCATCTCTTTTTTGTTTAATCTCTTCAACATTAAAGCCTGAGAGAAACATATCTATTTTTTCTATTTTCTGTTCAGTGTCAAATATTTTGTCACTAAGGGTATCTCGGTGGCTTTTTGCACTTTTAACGTACTCTACCGCAAGATTGAAGTTTCTTTCTGCTATTTCAACTTCTCGATTTGTTATATAATCATCTTTTGTATTTGAGTGCAAGTCTTTAAGATAACCTTCATAGTCACTTTTAAGTCTTTCTACATCATTCTCGTATTTAGAAATACTATTTTTTATCGATAGAATTGAGCTTTCTTTTATTTTTATTTGACTAGACCAGTCGCCTCTATTAATGTTGTTTGCCTGTTGTTTAAGTGATGCACTTTCTTTTTTTGCAAATTCATTCATTGCATCAAAAACAGTTAGGTCAAGAAAGTTTGTTAAAATTGATTTTCTTGCCGTAGCTTTCTCTTTGATGAAATTGTTCATATCACCCTGACTAGCTAGAGAAGTCATTAAAAACTCCTCAGATGACCCTATCATACCCCTTATTATTTTTTCAGTTTCTCTACGTTGTTCTTCAGTCAAGTCTTCTAAGATGTCACCGGAAGCGTCTAATCTATAAAACTTAAGAGAAGTTGGTGCCCAAATATTTTTCTTTGTCTGTTTTTTGATTGTCTGTCTAACTATTCTATAAGGCACATTATTGATGGATATATCTAATTCAGCTTTGCAATTATTTCTTCTTGTATTAATCAAATGAATATTTTTAATTGCGCCTCTGTCAGATGTGTTAAATAAAGAGTAGGCAATTGTACCAATTATCGATGACTTGCCTCTTGCATTTCTTCCGAATATTCCTGTAATTCCTGGCAAATTTTCAAAATTAATGAAATTGCCGTCTGTATAAGAAAAGCAATTGTCAAATTTAAGCTTGTTTATTGACCACCTGACGTTTCTAAGATCATGATCGTCTTGCGCTATTTCAGATAAACTTCTATTTACTAATTCATCTACACCATTTAAATCGTCAAGGGAAAGGTTGTTGTTTTTATAGTAATCCCTCAGTAATTCTTTATGCTTATCTGGGCTACGCAAGTCAAGGCCTGTTGACGCTGAGCTCTCTTTTTTTATTAAGTCAGAGTCAAATTTTGTATCGATTTTAAATACGACTTCTGTAGCTGCTTTTTGTTTTGTAAGAACTTTTTGCAATCGTCTTGCATCAGTTTGACTAATATAATTGTCAGCTCTAATCCTAAATCTAGACAAATTAGGGTATTGTTTGCACTTATCAACTGTTTTTTGTATATTACCTTGCCAGTCCACTGTCACAAAGTGATATCTATTTTCAACTTCATAAAAGTCAACTTTGAAGTCGTCAACAGAATTGATATCCCAAAGGAGAAAACCTTTTTCGCTGTCTTCACCAAAGTTTTGTTGAATTGTTGAACCTGAATATGCTATGGTTCCTCGCTTATTTAGAAATTGTCGCTTATGAATATCCCCTAACATGGCAAAATCATATGATTTAAAAAGATCAAGCGTCGACTCACCTTCAAGCTGCCAGTCAACATCTGTCAAACTACCTCTAACTGCACCGTGATACAAAGCAATGCTTATTTTGTCTTTGCTAGGCTTTGCTTTGTAAAAATTTTCTTCATCAAAGCAAGACAAAACACACCACTCGTAACCAGGTGCAAACTCATAAGTACCGCTATCTTTATATAAAAAGATGTTAGGATTATTAATTGCCTCGATGATTGGTGTGATTGCATCCTGTCTATCTTTGTTTAAGATAAGACCGTCATGATTCCCGAGAATGACATGTGTTGGTGCTATTTCAGCAAGGCCATTAAACCACCAACTTAAATTTTCAATTAACTCTGGGGATATCCCTTGCGTCTTAGAGTGAACAATATCACCGCCAATATAAATAATGTCAGGTTTGAGCTCTTTTGCTTGTCTAAATAAGTCTTTAAATGCTAAAACATATTCCTGGTGTCTAGATAGACCTCTCCAGTGAATATCGGCGATATGTAATATTTTCATTTGTGATTCCTTTTCATTTTTACAACTGTATCCCTTTTATCAATAGGGAAAGATGGTTCTATACCTGGTAATAATACCCAGCATCTTTTAGAAATACAAGTTTTTGGTTTAGGTGCGTAACCGTCAGTCATAATAACGTAACCGTCAAACTTTCCTGCAACTTTTCTAAAGTGATTTTCGACACTGTCAAAATTAGTTCCACCACCTCTTGTTCGATAAGGCTTATCAATTCGTTTTTTCTTTTTCCAGACATACTCACTCGACTCATCAACGTCGCAGTCAAAATGATAAATTGTAAATGTGACTCTAGATGCTAGATCGTTTAATGCACTGAATAATAAAGTTAGTGAACCATCATCAACTGAGCCTGATTGATCAATATAAATAGCAATATTTGATGTGTATGAGCTTTTTCTACCCGGGTGTATGTAAGGATATTTTCTATTAATTTTTTTAAAAGTTCTAGAACGATTTGCTTTTTGCTTTGTACCACAAAAATACTTCAAAACTGACTTCCAGTCAATTTCTTTAACTAACGATGCTTTAATTCTTTGGGCCATGGCGGCTGACACGCTGCCCCATGAATTGTTTTTGTCTGCTCTTTCCATAGCTTCTTTAATGATATTTTTAATTTTGGAATCTGCCATGGCTTTTTCAGCCTCAGTTAGATCTTCATTAAAATGATAATCAAATCCAGCTTGTGTACCTTCACCATTGCCGTGTGTTGGACAACTTTCTTCAGAAGGTTCACCTTTTCCTCCACCTTTTCCTTTGCCTTCTTTATTTCCTTCGCCTTCACCTTTTCCTTTGCCTTCTTTATTTCC